TGTAACTGGTGTTACCGTCGATGGTCTAGATAAGAAGGTTTGGGAATATCGCCCATGGCTTGAATATGTAGGTCTATCTTGGAATGTGACTGATCGTTGGTCTTTTCGCGTTCGTCCTCGCATCGAATATAGAAACTTTGATGTTGAAGATGATGTAGTAGAAGCGAGAGATGATTACGTTCGTTTCCGTGCTGGTGCTTGGACTTATTATAAGTTGGATGACAAGTTCACCTCATGGGCAAGCATTGACTTCTATAACAATGTTTCCGAAACGGCATTTGAACAATCACGTTATCAGGTAGGAATTGATTATAAGATCAATGAAAACATTGCAGTTGGACCATATGTTGAAACTCGTCTTGACAACGACTGGAACACCAATTATACTATGCTTGCAACCCAATTGAAAGTAAGCTTCTAATCTAAATCAGTAAACGGCCTTCGGGCCGTTTACTTTATATCATGGATATGATAATATGATTAAACCATTGACTACATATCTTTCAGTCTTTGAAGGTCGACTTCATAAAATCAAAGAAGACATCAAAAAAGAAATCACTAAACCTAAGAAAGAAAGATCAAAGCAATTTCTTAAAGACTTAGTGATAGAATCTAAAAAGCTGAAAAGATTAGTTCGTGATATGAAGCAAGAAACGCAAAAGTTATGTCCACATTGTGGAGGTGAAATATGAGCAAGAATTGGGTAAAAGACATTGCACAGATGCATGAAAAGTACGGTGTAAATGCTAAGGTAAATGAATTTGATAATGAAAAACTTAAAGAGTTTGCACGTTTTCGTATTAACTTTCTTGAGGAAGAATTGAGTGAACTTAAAACGGCTAGAACAGCTGAAGACGTGGTGGATGCACTTATCGATCTCTGTGTGGTTGCAATTGGTACGTTAGATTCTTTTGGCGTAGACTCTTATAAAGCATGGAATCGAGTTCACAATTCAAACATGAAGAAAGAGGTTGGTATCAAAGAGTCTAGACCTAATCCTCTTGGGTTACCAGATTTAATTAAGCCAAAAGGTTGGCGTGCTCCATCACACAAAAATAATGTTGGCTTGTTTCAAAAGTTATTCTGATGAATCGTGCTGAGAAGATTAAAATCATCGGTAGGATCGGTGAAGATATTGTTGAGCATGTCTTGCGATCTCGTGGAAACGAGATTATTTTAAATGAAAGCGCTTTTGATTCAGTAAAAGACATGTTGATGAATAATGAATTCACAGTGGAAGTAAAGACATTAGTCCCTATCAAAAAATATAATGCTTTTGCTCTTGGCTTTTCTCAGTGGAAGAAGTGTGATAACGTTGATCATCTTTTCTTCGTAGAGATTCCATCTAATAAAGAAGATCCTATTGTAGTGTGGGAATCTGAAAAGCCAAGAAAGTTCTTTACACAATACTTCAATGGCGACACATGTAGAATGTATGAAAAAAGCAATTTACTTAAATATGAAAGTGTGTATAATATAGACTATAGTACACTTCTTTGTGAACTTTCTCCGTCAAAATACAGGTGATACATGACTAAAGAATCTGTTAAAGTATTGAATGAGTGCATTAATCTTCAACTCAAGAAGTCTCAGGATTATCAGAATCCTAATTCAAATGTAGTTCAAGCTATGCATTATCGTCGTGGCATTGATACTATTCATGACATTATTCAAGGTAAGGTTTATCGTGCACAGTCTTTGCTCGAAGCAGCATCACAAGATTCTCCTAACTTCGAATCTCTCGAAGATACTTACAAAGACATTATCAATTATTGTTCTTTTGCAGTATCCTGGCTTAGATATAAAATGGAAGGACAAAATCAGTTTCGTGATATCTTTAATAAGAAGATTGAACCAACCACAGTAGAAGACTTGCATAAGTCTATTGAAGATGAGGCTTATTATTCAGACTGTAAAAGTAAAGATCCGTATGATATGTGCACAGAGTGTGATTGCTGGAAGAATGCTCGAGCGTTTTGTTCATGAATATCGTAAACGATGTACGTCAATACTTCATCGATGCTTTAAATCAGCAAAGCTTTGTAGTTGATAAAACGGGAGTAAAGACTATTGAGATGATGGCAGCTCAATTTGTAGCCGATGAGCCATGTATCTTTGGCACAGTTGACACCAATTACATCTTACGTGAACTTGAATGGTATAAGTCTCAATCACTTAATGTAAACGATATTCCAGGTGGTGCACCAAAGGTATGGAAAGAAGTTGCTGATGAAAGTGGATTCATCAATTCTAACTATGGTTGGTGTGTCTATAGTGGTGAGAATGGTAATCAATATGAAAACGTGTTTAAAGAACTAAGAACAAATCCTAATTCACGTCGTGCAATCATGATTTACACTAGACCACACATGCATTATGATTATAACTTTCTAGGCATGAATGATTTCATGTGCACAAACACGGTACAGTATCTTATTCGTGATGATAAGCTTCATGTACTAGTAAACATGAGATCTAATGATGTCATTTATGGATACAAGAACGATTTCGCATGGCAACAATACGTTGCATTGGAACTATGCGATGAGCTAGGGATCCAACTCGGTGATATCGTATGGAATGTAGGATCTCTTCATGTGTATGAAAGACACTTTGAACTAGTCAAATGAAAATATCTAATAAGTGGGACTACAACTATTGTGAACTAGCTAGACACATTTCTGGCTGGTCAAAAGACCCATCAACTAATGTAGGTGCAGTCACTGTAGGTGCACACGGTCAGATCTTATCACAAGGATATAATGGTTTTCCTCGAGGAATAGCTGATAATTCTAGTCGATTATACACTCGTGATGAGAAGTATAAGTACATTGTACATGCTGAGATGAATTGCATATATAATGCATCATTGACCGGTGTATCGCTAAAAGATTCTACGCTATACGTGTATGGATTACCAGTTTGCTCAGAGTGCGCTAAAGGTGTAATACAAGTAGGCATTAGTCGTGTTGTGATCTATACGCCTGACATTGCATTACAAGATTTTGTTGGTAAATGGCAAGACTCTTTTATCATCAGTAGAAGCATGTTCCTAGAAGTAGGATTGGACTTTGATTGGTATGATTCAGAATGGTATGAAACAAACTCAAGCTTAAGAAAATATCTATGATTAGAGATATCGTTATATTATTAGCCCGTGGGGTTGAAGGTTGTGGAGTCACCAAACACACGGTTGAACTATCTAAGTGGTTAGATAAAAACAACTTTACATACAATGTAATTGCATCCAAAGATAAAGCATGGTCAAGAAAGAAGTGCCATGATGTTAAGAATTTGCAAGAATATAAGTTTGCAAACAATTCTGATATTGATACTATCATTGCTCGTTGTAATCGAGCTGACATAATCATACTTAATTCTTTACCAGCAAAAAGCAATGATCGTGGTAAAGGTCATGGTGATGAGTGTGTTGCTGGTTATAAGCGTATCTTAGAGAGTGTTACAACGCCATTTGTGCTCATTCAACATGATCATATCATGCATTCGATTAAGCGCAATGAAGCATTGAAAGAATCAATCGATAAATCAAAAGTTATCTTTGCTCATAGCGATAGCGGTGACTTTGCAACATTTGTAAATGAAGATCATTCAACTGGAACAGCAGCTTCACTGATGAACTTCTTTGAGGAAGAAAAGAAACCATTCTATACGTTTCAACCAGGGATGATGTTTGATGAACTAAGAGAAAAGTATTGGCAACCTATAGAAGAACAAGATCATAGGGCAAACAAATGGATCGGAAGAACTACTTCATGGAAAGGTTATAACCTCATGATGGATTTCCATAATAGATTTTTGAAACCTAATGGATACTTGACAACTCTTGAAGGCATTGAAAGATCACCAGCATTCATAGATTTTAAAGCAAAGCATACCGATAAATTCATCAATTATGTAGCTGGTTCTATTGATCCTGATACAATTGATCTAACTAAGCACTATGGTGATCATGCTGTATGCTTTACATTATACAATAATGATAAGATGTTGAAGAGAGCAGCAAAAACTGCTTTTTGTTATCAGTTATCTATTCTTGCTCCTCGGTTCATTAAGCATTCAATTGAATACACTCACTGTGAGTTAGCAGCTATAGGAACTATTCCTATCTTTCGTAAAGAATATGGAGACGCTTGTATTCATCGAGGACAAGGCAAACCACTGACTGAATGCAAAGACAGTGGCACCATTTGGATGTCAGAAAATGGTATGAGTGACGCTCTCGAGATGATAAATAAACTATCGAGAGATCATGTGATGAGGGATGAACATCGTCACATGGCATATAACTTTTACAAAGAACACCAAGACTCGTCTTACGTGTTCGCTGATATGATGGTGAAGATACAAAAACATGTTTAAACACGCTACTATAGTTCCTCTCATAGGTGGTGAGACACTAGGTTCAATGAAAGCATTTGGTACTCCTCCTGAGTACCTTATGTCTTATAAAGCGTTTCATAAAAACGATTCTCATATTGTCAATTATTTTAGAAATAGTATACCATACTATGTTTTGGATGATGATGCTAAACCAAAGAACAAAGTCGATGTGATAGGATCAGTTTGCCCATGTGCTGGCTTGTCGATGTTATCACAAGGCTATGGTGATGATAATCCTAACAATAAATGGCTCATTGAAACTACAAAGTATGTTTTGTCTGAGTTAAAGCCAAAAGTGTTATGGGGTGAGAATGCTCCACAATTGATTGGTAAGATAGGTGTCAACATTCGTGCACAGATGTATAACATTGCTCGTGACAATGGATATAGCATGACGATCTATAAGACACGATCATTGCTTCACGGTGTTCCTCAGGTAAGAGACAGAACGTTCTATTTCTTTTGGCAAGGTGATCGTGTTCCTTTGTTAAATTACTATGAGACACCATTAACAAGGATCGAAGACGTCATCCTAGGCATTAAGACGACTAGTCAGATGGAACCAATCAATCCAAACAAACCTACTGAAGATCCTTATTACAAGTTTGTATTGGAAGAGATCCATGGTGGAATCACACATCGTCAGTTCTTTGACATCGTCGACACCAATAAAGAAGTCAACATAGCAATGTATGCCCAAAAGATGGGATACAACTATAAGCAGATCGCTGACTGGATGAATAATCGTGGATATGAAAAAGAAATCAAAAAGTGCATGTATAAGTTTGATAAGCTTAATGATGGAAAGAACGTGATGCAAAGAGGAACGACTGTTCCTAAAGGTTACATTGGCGCATTTGTAAGTCA